TTGAAGACTGTATGCGGTGGATACCCGATTGGGCAGAGGGTCTGCCTATCAACTGTGAGTCCGGTTCTGGCAAATCTTATGGGGATTGTGAATGATTGGGGAAACAACTGAAAAGTGTCGTGTATGTTTAGAACACAAACCTCTAAGCCAAATGAAGAAGAGGGCAGATAGACATAATGGGGTTGATACCCTATGTAAATCGTGTCGTAGGGAAAAAGAATATTTTAGGGTTCATGGTGTGGAGCGTCCTAAAGACTTGCTTGTTGTATTTAAATTAATCGCGGGAGTTAAACACAAACGTTGCCCTACGTGTTCTAAATATAAAACATACGATAATTTTCATAAAGCTAAGGCAATGACCGAGGGGATTGGCGCGAATTGTATTTCTTGTAGGTCCACGTTAAGGAAGCAGGACAGAATAAAAAATGGTGCGCGTATAAAACAGGTGTGTAAAGCTTGGGTAGAAAAAAACTATGAAAAACATAGGTTACAGGACAAATTAAGGGGGGAGAAATACAGACATACAAATAAATTTAAAATTACTAGGGAACGCTATGAGGAAAACAACCCTGATATAATGGAATTAAATAGGTGGAAGAAGGTACTACGAAGTAGACGTGATGTGGCTACTACAAGCGAACGGTATGCACGATCTATTTTAGGGGGGAGTTCTCCTTTAAAAGGGTCAGAGTTCCCTCAAGAACTTGTTAAGGCATATCAAGAATTAGTAAAACTAAGAAGATTTTTAAAGGAGAACACGCTATGAAAAATGTTGTAGAGTTAAGAGAAGAACTTTCTAAAGTTTTTATGGGACTTAAAGAGGGAACAGTGCGATCTAAAGATGCGTCAGAAATGGCGAACTTAGCAGGTAAAATGATAAATTCAACAAAAGTACAACTGGAATATCATGCGTTACGTAAAGATAAACCAAGTATAAAATTTTTACATGCGGAAGAAAAAGTGTAAATGAGTATAAAGCCGTGGTCATTCAGTAGGATTAAGGCATTTGAGCAATGCCCCAAGAAGTTCTACCACCTCAAGATTGCCAAAGACTACACCGAGCCTGAGACTGATGCTATGTCTTATGGCACGGCGTTTCATCTTGCGGCAGAAGAATATGTCCGTGATGGCACACCTATACCCGCCAACTTTAAGTTTGCACAGCCCGCGCTCGACGGACTAAAAGCTAAACGTGGTAACAAGTTATGTGAAATAAAGATGGGTCTTACCGAAGATCTGGAGCCTTGCGAGTTCTTTTATAAAAAAGTTTGGTGGCGCGGCATCGCAGACTTGGTTATTTTAGATGATGATACTGCTTGGGTGGTGGACTACAAGACTAGCAAGTCAGCCAAGTATGCAGATAAGGGTCAGCTGGAGTTGATGGCGTTAGCCACATTCAAACACTATCCAGATGTCGATACAGTTCGCGCAGGGTTGTTGTTTGTGATATCTAGAGATCTTATCAAGGACACTTACACAAGGGACATGATGTCGTCTCTGTGGTCTAAGTGGTTGGCTAACTACAAGCGTATGGAGACAGCACACGATAATGACGTATGGAACGCCCATCCAAGTGGGTTATGCAGGCGACATTGTGTCGTGCTTGAGTGCATCCATAACGGGAGCAACTGATGGCATATACCAAGAAACCCAGACCATATAAAAAAGAATACGAGAAACAGAAAGAGCGTGGGGAGCATCCCGACAGAATGGAACGCCAACGCGCTAGACGTGCTTACGATAAAAAAGGCATAAGTCGAAAAGGTAAGGATGTAAGTCACAAAAAAGCATTAAGCAAAGGCGGCAAAAACAAAGACGGTACAAAGCTAGAAAGCCCAAAGAAAAACCGCAGCCGCAACTATAAAAAGAAGAAGTAGGAGAACATGGTGGAGATTGTCGAGAATGGTAAAGCCTTGCTGTTGCGGTTGAGAAACCCACAGCAGGTGACAGAAGTTATACCCAAAAGTAAAGCACTACCTAATAACAGAGTTGTAGTGAATTTTGGTGTGGGTGAAACGCAAGCGTTAAAAAGTTTGAATATAAAAACGCCTTCACCTATAGAAAAACAATACAAGTGGACTGGTAGTCACACGCCCTTTGCACATCAGAAAACCACCGCATCATTCCTAACACTTAATAAAAAGGCGTTTTGTTTTAACGAGCAAGGCACAGGCAAGACCGCCAGTGCTATATGGGCGTCTGATTTTTTACTGAATAAAAATATTATCAATCGTGTGTTAGTTGTATGCCCGCTCTCGATTATGGAAAGCGCATGGCGTGATGACTTGTTTACATTTGCGCCGCATAGAACTGTTGATGTGGCCTACGGTAGCAGTAAAAAGCGTAAGGAAATTATTGAGCAAGGCGCAGATTATGTAATTATAAACTATGACGGCCTTGCCATTGTCAAAGATGAAATAGATGCGGGTGGCTTTGATCTGATCATTATTGATGAAGCTACACACTACAAAAATGCGCAGACAAATCGTTGGAAAACTTTGAATAAAATGGTGGATGATGACACTTGGCTGTGGATGATGACAGGCACACCAGCCGCACAAAGCCCACTCGACGCTTACGGGTTGGCAAAACTTATTAACCCCATGGGCGTGCCAAGATTTTTTGGATCTTTTCGTGATCAAATCATGACCAAGATATCTCACTTCAAATACATACCAAAAGTAACAGCCACTGATACAGTGTTTCGTGCATTACAACCCGCGATAAGATTTACAAAAGACGAATGTCTTGATCTTCCTGACATGGTGTATGTCAAACGTGAGATAGAGATGACACGCCAGCAAAAGAAATACTACGAAGAATTACGCAAGAAACTCGTTATGCAAATAACAGGTGAACAGATTACTGCTATAAATGCAGCCGTGGTGATGACTAAATTACTACAGATAGCCGCAGGTGCTGTTTACACAGATGATAGTGATGTGTTGGAGTTTGATATCGCGCATCGTTACAAAGTGTTACGTGAAGTCATCGACGAATCTAGCCAAAAAATATTAGTGTTTGTACCGTTCAAACACGCGATTGACATACTTACAGATAAGCTACGCAAAGACGGCATCTCCACTGAAGTAATACGTGGCGATGTATCTGCACCAAACAGGACACAGATATTTAAAACGTTTCAAACCACACCTGATCCACGGGTGCTGGTTATCCAACCTCAAGCAGCAGCACATGGTGTTACGTTAACAGCAGCTAACACGGTGGTCTGGTGGGGGCCAACCAGTTCTTTAGAGACTTATGCTCAAGCTAACGCTCGTGTTCATAGGTCAGGTCAGAAGCACAAATGCACAGTCGTGCAACTTCATGGTTCACCTGTAGAGAAACGTGTTTACGCACTATTAGATAAAAGAATAGACGTACACACAAAAATGATAGATCTCTATAAAGAACTACTTGACTAACTCACATATCGTCACTACATTACACGAAACAATACGTTTTAGGAGAACGATATGGGTGATATATCCGCTGAAAAGCTGACAAAAGCTTACATAAAGATCCGTGATGAACGGGCAAAGATATCAGCAGAATACAAAGAGAAGGATTCTGTACTCTCTCGGCAGTTAGAGAGAGTCAAAAAAGGACTGCTCGACTATTGCAATGAGCATAGTGTCGAGAGTGTAAGAACTTCTGAGGGTTTGTTTTATAGGTCTGTAAAGCAAAGGTTTTGGACAGGCGACTGGGAGAAGATGCACGCCTTCATCATGGAGCATAACGTTCCTGAGTTGTTGGAGAAGCGTTTGAACCAAACAAACCTAAAACAATTCTTAGAAGAAAACCCTGAGTCACAACCAGATTGCCTAAATGTTGACTCTGAATACTCCATGAGTGTGAGGAAAAAGTAATGGAATCAAAATACGTGCCGATAGAGGATGTGGCAAAACACTTTAGTGTGTCCGTATCCACAATACGTGCTTGGGTTAGACAGGAGCAGATCCCACAGGAAACCTACATCCGTGTAGGTAACACCTATAGATTCTGTATACCTGATATATCCGAAGCATTAACTGGTAAAAAATACGAAATAGAAAAGCCAGTAGAAGCAGTAGAACCAATGGTCGCTACCGATGAGGATGATGATTTGTTGGAACTACTAGATGACGATCAATAAGACATTGGGAGAACGATATGTCTGAAGCTGTAAACATGAACTATAACATTAATAACATAGAAGCACTGTGGCCTCGTATTAACCGCACGT